GATATGGATTGTTTACTGGAGTATGCTCCAGAGTTTCTGTGTCAAAGAGATGGAATCCTCTTTGATCATCTACATCGTTCCAGAACATCTCATAGGGATTGCCCAAGTAATAGATTCGTCCATCATCCGATCGAGTGTGATAGTGACCGGAGTAGACCTTCTCGAACTTTGAATATAACTCGCTTGCATGACCATTCTCCATGATGACGCCTCTATGAGCTCTAAATCCTGACAATTCAAGGTGCCCCATCGCACACTTGCTATTTGAATTTTCAATAACTTTAAAAGTCTTTTCTTCATTATCTTGATTGATCCAGGGAATAAAAAGTATATTACGATCATCTATCTTAACTTCGGTTGCTTCTGAATAAATCGTAACATTATCATATTCGCGCAGAAGAAGATCAACAGCATTGACCTCATTAGTATTTTTATAATATGCAGTATGATTACCAACGATAGTATGAACACGAATGCCCATGTCCTGTAGTCTATCGTAGTAATTATTCTTTGCCCATGCTAGTGCAGAGAAGTCAATACCTTTACGACTATCGAAGGTATCTCCCATATCAATCACTACCTTGATATTATTCTCTTCCAAGTATGGGAAGAAAATATCATTATAGAACTTTAAGAAGTAGTCGTGAAATAACTTAGAGTTTTTACGAGCACCAAAGTGTTGATCGGTAATGATTGCAACTTTCATCAATTACGGAGCTTGGAATGCACAGCGTCTTTGATACTATTATAGTCGCTGTAATTCGATCCGTCAAGAGTGTTGTTGTCGTCAAACACTTCACTGTAACCAGACCGTTCAATAATCTTGTTCTTGATTTCTAACTGTCTTTTCTCTCGCTGAATACGACGCAGAAAAGCGTAATGAATAATCTGAGTGAAATACGCAAAGGGATTCTGGGATTTCTCTGGGTTAAAGTTATGTATATACTGAACGCAGTTCTCAATTCCGTCAGAGATCATGTCCTCTTTGAACATGTAGTTGACGAAGTTTGGTTTGAATGATAGATGATTTGCAATCTTTAGAAAACACTCACCAACATATCTTGGAATAGGTGGCTTCGTATCCCACCTTCTTGCTCTTTCTGATTTATCTTGCTCTGAAAGGATCTCTCCAAACTTTTTTCTATAAGCAATTTCAACTAATGTTCTATACTCAATCAGAGCAGCAAGGAACTCTTTATTATTAACGTAATGTTCCGATCTTTTTCTTTTTGTCATGCCTGGTTGAATCATAAAAATATCTCATATTATCTATAAATTATAACATCTTTAGATATACTTGACAAGTTATCAAATGTCCTATAGAATAACTCTGTTAGGGTTCATAGGAATGGCTTAGGTACTCTTAAATATCTTCTCTAAAATCTCTTTTACATCGTTTATATTGCCTAAGCGACCCATCTTACGATCTATAGTTAAATTATTTCCTTTTGGTTTATTTGCTGTTCTGATGTAATCTTGGTACATCATTATCATTTCAATATCAGACGATTCAGACATTGTTAAAACATCATTCATATTAAGAATGAACATGTCATCTGTTGTTGTTTTTAACCATGGTTCTATTTTATATCCCACAACTCCGATCTTACTTTTAATTTCACCAACAACGATTGGATTAGAAACTAATAGCATAGTTCTATCACTCTCTTCAGATGCAGCTACTTTTGCAAATATTTCTTCACCTGATTTTAATTTGAGTGTACAGTAAAAATCGTCTTCTATCATACTTTTAATTGAATAGTGATTATTTCATAGTTAAAATTTTCTTCATTATATGTTTTGATTCTTTCTATAAAATGATTGAGTGTGTAGTTTCTTCTATTTTTTGTAGAGCAATCATCTGATATATCATACAGAGTTGCTTTTACTTTATCTTTTCCTTTTCTAAGAACTCGTCCAATACTTTGAAGATTACGGACTCTGGACTTACTTGGAGAGGCAAAGATAACATTATGGAGATTTTTAATATTGATGCCTGTAGAAAAAGTTCCATAGGATGCAACAATAATTGCGTTAGATTCTCTTTCAGTTATCTCTCGCACCAATTCTCTTTCTTCGGCATTTACACCTCCATGTATAAAAAATACCTTACGGTTGTCACCCTTGTTCTTATTTATCTTATCATAGAGTATAGCGCCATGGGATTCTACTCTTTGAAAAAGAACCAATGAGTTGCCTTTAAGATCGAGTGATAGATTTTTAATAAAATTATTACGCTGTTCGTGCCCTATTAAATACTGTATCTCATCCTCATATACATCAAACTTTTGTGGAGGATGCTTAAGTACAAGACACTGAATATCAAGTTGAGAAAGATGTCCTTGTCTCATTAATTCATCAGTTCTTGTTACTTTATATGATGGTCCAAACAATCCTTCTAAGACCCACTTGTGCGTCTGTGTGCCATCTAAAGTTCCAGTAAATCCAAATCTATACTTTGCATGATGTAACTTGGTCATGATCTGTATTAGAGACTTAGACTTGAATAAATGTGCTTCATCACCTATAATAACACCATAGTCTTCAAAGAAAGATCTTTCTAATTTATATACAGATTGCCAGGTCGTAATTGTAACTGGATCTTCATTACTTTTTTCCCTACCAGAATAGATACGGTGACAATATGACTCAGCATCCCAACCATAATCAAGAAAATCCTTGTACATCTGCTCTACAAGAGATGTCGTTGGAACAACTAAAAGGATTTTTTCTCCTCGGTCTACATAATATCTCACGAGAGAATAAATCATCAAAGATTTGCCTGAAGCAGTGGGGCTTATCAGTAACTTTCTGTTATGCTTTAGAGCACCGTATACTCCCTCAATTTGATATTTACGAGGAGTGTGAGAACAAATAGAGTTCATATAATCCTTAACACCTTCTAAGGAAATATGATTATTCTCTTCAAAAGGAGTTCCATAAAATTTATTATCTTCAAACTTATAACTATATCCGTAGTTATCACAAAACTGAACAATCTTATCTAACAGACCAACATAGATCTGTTTGGACCGCATATCGTAAAGGTGAATCTCTCCATTCCAGTTCCTTCCACGATACTGTGGCATAAATTTTGCATTAGGAACTTCAAACTTAAAGTGGTCTCTAAGTTCGTATTCAATATGAGGTTCAGTATCAATTTTTAAAAATACTTCGTTTGATTTGGATATAACAAGATTGGCTGATGTATCAATCACATAAGTCCATTCATCTACTAATATTTATTACATATTTTCAAACTTGTATTCTAATATCATTCTATACAAAGAATCTCTTAAGTACCAAAGATGTTGTTGTTCCATTGGATGTCTGGCAGGAGAACCTTCCCAATTTTCAATTCTTTTCAAAACACAGTGATGTAATAAGCGAATATCTTCTATCGTCAGACTAACTGTATAATCAAACTCTTCACTTGGTTCGAATTCTTCATCCATTATCCTAGTCCCGAATTAAACCTCATGAATTCTATTGCGTTTTTAATTTGGTAAGTTCTATTAGTTATCTGTTTTAGTATGCTCTCAATATAGACAAGCATCGTATCATAGTAATCAATCTTTAAACATACTGTAGAAAGTTTTTCATCAGCGTCAAGATACTTCTGCATTGTATCTTTATCACGAATTTTTTTTGGAAACGGATTATCTACGTATACATCAGGGTCTGCTTTACCACTGAAGTATTCATAACGTTCGTGTCTTATATTTTTTCTTTGTTGCTCTGCTTTCTTTCTTAAGAGAAAAAGTGTATTATAAAGTTCAAAGTATTTTGCATGTAGAGAGGGGATACTTAGTGATTCATCATGTAGATTGTCTCTATCAATTTTTGAATCTTTTTCCCACATCTCTTGAAGTTTATCAAGATCGATCATAAAGTGTTTCCGGACATATCCTGCATATCATAGATAGTATACTTGAAACTCACGTCTGCTGTAAAGTACTCAATATCTGTATCAGTTGCATCAAAGGTAATAGTTGATAATGAATATGGAAATACATCTTTAAACATTATCTGAAATTTGGGAATAAGACTATTGCTTAAAACTTGTAGTGTGGCATCAGAATAAATGTTTTCACCCTTCTGTCCAAATTTACTAATAATTTTACCATCCTTACTAAGATCGTCTAACTGACTTAATTTTTCTGGATATCCCAAACCTCTTATC